AACAGATGTATATCCAGAACCAGAAGAATTAGTATTCAGAACAAGTGAATACAATGCACCATATAATAATGCTATAGAAATAAGAAGAATTCAAGGAACCGGTTCACTGGACGGTACTATTGGAGGAGTATTTGAATTAGACAAAAAAGCTAGTCAAATTACTCCTACTAACCTAGACTCAGTACTTAGCGGATCTGCCGTCACTGCTTCATTCCAAGAATCAAACATATACTCTAAAGCATGGACATCAGGTAGATATGATGGAGCTAAGTTAGATAGTGGAAGTTTATATTTAAATGATCCCGCTCTAACCTTTAAACCATTTGAAGCAGCTAAATATAGCCTTTTTGAATCATCTAGTCTTATTAGAAGTGCTTCTCTAAGTGAACTTAACTTAGAAAAATTTTACTTTAATCCTCCTTTTAAGACTATAAGAACTGGATTAGTTTCATATTTTCAAGGAAGCATAGAAGAGCAGCCACCAGCTAATCAGCCTATATATGAGTTAGTAAATAAAGACTTTAAAAGAATTACTAGAGCTAAACTATATATACCTAATGTAGACGAAATTATTAATATATTTGATTATAGAGCTACTTATGAACCTAAACCGGTTCCTATCATTTCAGGTAACAATATATACCATTTAGAAATGCAAACTATAGCTACTCAAGGTGACACCATACGCTACTACACTGGTTCATCTGCAAATTCTCTACAAACTTTATTTATAAGACCAGGGGATACGGAAGAGATAATAGTTAGTGCATCATATATAACAAATACAGATGAATACAGCATAGACGCTATAGATGAAACAGGTCTGAGAGTAGCTCCAAACGTTCAACCTTGGCAATCAGATTTAGGTAGACAGAAAACTTACGTTAGTAAGATAGTTTCACAATCTAGGAACATACCTTAAAACATTATTTTAATATATTTATATAAAAGAAACACAATCAAATGGGATACTTAAACAATGCAGTCGTAACAGTCGACGCGATTCTAACAAAAAAAGGAAGAGAGCTTCTTGCAAAAGGAGACGGTTCCTTTAAAATAACACAATTTGCTTTGGCAGACGACGAGATAGATTACACTCTATACAATCCTGATCATGCATCAGGTTCAGCGTTTTACGGACAAGCAATTGAAAACATGCCACTCTTAGAAGCATTTCCAGATGAAACTCAAGTTATGAAATATAAACTTGCAACTCTGCCAAGAGGTACATCTAAACTGCCTTTATTAGAAGCAGGGTATGCATCTATTAGCCTAAGACAAGGAGCATCTTTAGCGATTACTCCACAAACATTAAACTATTTAGGAGCTACTTCTACTTTTGAAGCAGGAGGATATACAGCAACTATAGCGGATACTAGAGTGCTTTCTAATTTTACAGGAGTAGGAATCAATAGCGAAGAAGCTGAAAGATTAAATACTACTTCTACTATTGGAACTAACGTTTCTAAGACGGTAATAGGAACTTCTATAAACTTAACAGCAACAACTGTCAATACATTATTTGGAACTACTAGAACAACTTTACAGACGACAGTTACTTTAATAGGTAGAGATAGTGGAGCTAGAGTTACTATTCCTATCACAATAACAAAAGTAAATAATTAATTATGTCATATAGAAGATTCGATCAAGACGATATAGTAGTTAGTGCGGATTCAATTACTTCCCCAGCTTGGAGTGATAACCTTACAACTCTGTCTACTTTCTTTACTAGTAGTACACAAGAAGCAGCTAACTCAGGTAAGTACTTTTACCATGTTTATAACTCTTCAACAGCAGCACAAGAAATACAATTTGCCATAGCTTACGGAAACAAAGTAGGAAGTGGTTCAGCTTTATACGATACCGGTGAAAATGGAAAAGGGTATTCATCTACAGTATATGGACAGTATAGAACTCTTTTGAATGGAGATGAAGATACAGACTTTAAATTTATTTCTGGAAGTGAAACAAGGACTCCTAATAGTGTTTATTTTATTTCTTTACAAAGATCTAGATTTAAAGAAAAAATACTTCCTGGAACATTAGCACTTACATTACAAGATTCATCAACGTCTATTGTGTTAACTGATAATAGTAAAAATGTAACAACTGATAGCTTTACTGACGCAGGAAGAGTATATAGTATTTACTCAGGCTCTGAAGGAACAGTTCATAGTAGTGATATAGAGTACGGTAAACTATACCCTGACGTTGGAATTATTGCTTTAGATGCAGCACAGTTAGATAGCCAAAGTGTAATACAGTCATTAAATGAAACATCAGGTACAAGCACTTCCTTTACTACGGCTAATGATAATAAAAGAGATTTATTCTTTTCTATAGAATCAGGTTCTTCTTTTAAATTAAGATCTGACGAAACATTATCGTCTAACTTTATTTTTGTTAGAGCTAGAAACAGTGAATTTAACTACTCTACTAATCCATCTAACATAACCGGCTCTGGTGAATTGAGACATAGTGCGATGATAGATAATCCTCAAGGCTATATTACACAAGTAGGACTTTATAACGACAGTAATGATTTACTTGCTGTAGCTAAGCTATCTACTCCATTATTAAAAGATTTTACAAAAGAAGCGCTAGTAAGGATCAAATTAGATTATTAATGAATGAGTGCATTCAAAAAATTAAAATCAACAGATGCGTTTGTAACAACGTATGTAGCTAAAAAGAACTGGAATATTTCCGGCAGTGTCTTTAATACATATAACATACAAGCATTAGTTGCTGAATCAAGCTCTGGTAATATATACTTAGATGGAGCAGTATACGACTCTAACCCTACTGGAAGTAATATTAGCAATCAAGGTAGCTACTATAAGGAATTAGTTTTTAAAAGCATTCACCAATTATACTATTCAAACTATAATAATACTAACGGGTCGATTTTAGATCCATACCTATACAACCAAGCAACAGGAAGTAATTCAGTCCCTATATCAGACTTCTCTTCTTCTAAATTTTTCGATAACTATGAACAGTCTAGTTTTACTTCTGGATCAAGATACTTAAACACTCAAGCACATGTTTACTCTATACCTCGAAACATTACGGGAACACATATAGAACCAAACTCGTTTAAGATAACAGCTGATCAAAACGGCTCAACTTATTTTGGAGCACGACTACCTATTATAGATAACGGAGAAGGAGAATTAGTTCTTTCTGCTTCTAATTACGACACTAATGTAGGAAATATAATCTACTCCCACGGAGTAGCAATAATTACTAATGAAGAAGTAGCTCAACATTTCAGTAGTAGTAAAGCTGATTCTATAGCATTTAAATCCAACCAACCTATCTACACATATAACTATCATTGCAAAGTTTCCGACTACGAATACAACCATACTCTAAACCCATCTGCACTTACAGGATCTGATAATAGACTTCGTAATAATGTTTCTGGTTCGAATTTTAATCCTTATATTACATCTATAGGGCTTTATAATGATGCTCAAGAATTAATAGCTATTTGCAAACTCGGTCAACCACTGACCAAACCATCTAATACAGAATTAGCTATACAAGTTAAATTAGATATTTAAATTATGACTGAACCAATTTGGACTTACGACGGTAAATTAATTACCGAGATATCCGATATGCCAGAAGGAACTTATGGATTTATCTACGAAGTAACACATATTAAAACTCAACAGAAATATATAGGTAAGAAAGTTTTATTTTTTGAGAGAAATAAAAGACTAGGTAAAAAAGCTTTAGAAGCATTAAGACTAGAGAGAAAAGCAAAAGGTATAGGAGGTAGAACTCCTCTTAAACAAAAAGTAATAACTGAATCAGACTGGTTATCCTATTTTGGATCTCATCTTAAAATAAAAGAATTATTAAAAAATGACGGTCCATCAGCTTTCAGTAAGAAAATATTACAATATGTACCTAATAAGAAGCAGCTAACGTATTTTGAATGTAAGCACCTATTTATTAATGAAGTATTAGATTCTAGAAATAATTATATTAATGATAATATTCTAGGTAAATTTTACAGAAAAGATTTTAACTTATGATTAAACTAAAGAACATTATCGGATACCCATCTTTAAAGTACCACTTAGACAACAAACTCTCTTTACACGAGCATGTCTACCGTTATAGCTCTGATGCCTTTATACAATTGTTTAAAGAAGCAAGAGAAGCTCTTAGAGACGAGGCTATTGAATTAGAAGAAACCGATAAAGAACTTTTAGAAACAACAGATATAGGTGAATATGGAGACTATAATGGACTTAAAGTACCATTAGACCTTCCAATGGTATCATCAAACTATAATCCTCTGTTCGAAATAGGTAACGTAATCGATGAAATGATCGAAAATGAAGACCTAATCGATGAAGCAGCTTCTATAGACGAAATGATAGACTTTGATATGATCAAAGAACTAGTCGAGTCAATAGGGGGTAACATAAACATGGACAAATTAAGAAAAGCAGTTTCAATACAAAACGAAAGTTTTGACTATAATGGTTTTGAAATGCTTAAAGCGTCAGTTGATTACATACCCGAAGCTGAATACAGAGGTAAAAAGGTTGCTCTTAACAAACCTAAACGTGGTGGAAGTAAAAAATTCTACGTATACGTTAAATCAAAGAAAGGAAATGTAAAAAAAGTATCTTTTGGAGATACTGGTCTTTCAGTTAAGTTTAAAAAGAAAGGAGCAAGAGCCTCTTTTGCAGCACGTCATAAATGTGCACAGAAAAAAGATAAAACAAAAGCAGGTTATTGGTCTTGTAATATAGGCCGTTATTGGAAATCATTAGGTGGATCATCAAACTTCTCAGGATACTGGTAGACCTTACTCTGAACTTACAGAAGAAGGTTATGTTATAAGAGAGTTCTCTAGTAGTACTTCATCATTTGAATTAGTATGGCATAGAGATAAAGAAGATAGGTATGTTCAATCAATAGGTGAAACTGATTGGATGTTTCAACTAGACAACCAAATTCCTCAAAGATTATCAGAAAACAAACTATTTATACCTAAAGAGACATATCATCGTCTTATAAAAGGAACCGGTAAATTAACCGTTAAAGTATTTAAACTATGAAAATTAATCCAAACGATTGCGGCTGCGGTGGAGGATGTGAATGTAGCAACGACTAGATATGAAATTAATGAATATCATTCTTAACGAACGTATGAAAATAAGTAGTATAAATATTGCTTATACTAACTATGGTGATTTATATAGTGTAAGAGTTAATGGTGATAAAGTTGATAGAGATGAAGGAGTTGGACTTATACATAAATTGACTAAGTTAGAATTACCCTATTCTTACGATGTTACTTTAGTAGATGATGTTTTAAATAAACTAAGAGACAAAGGAATAGATGCTGATGATTACGAAATGGATATAGATTAATTATGAAATTATCAAAAATCATATTGGAGAAGAAAAAGATTGTTACACAATCAGAGTTAAATCTATCTGACAAAGATATTTCTAACCTTGCAGAAGCAATCTCAAGTAAACTAGATGACTACCTTGATGTAGAAAACAAAGAACTACTTAACCAGACGGTTAAAGCAGCTATAGAGGAACTTACCATCTAATTAGTTGCATAGTCGAATAAAAGTTCTTATCTTATAGTTAAGATACGGACTGGGTTATGGACTATACTTTCCTTTTAGGATCAATTGAAAATTTACTAGGCAAAAGCCACAAAAAGGCTAGAGGCAATCACGCATTCCACTGTCCTTTCTGTAATCACCGTAAGCCAAAGCTAGAAATTAACATGGCTACTAATGAAAACGGAAAGAATCCATGGGAGTGCTGGGTATGTGAAACTAAAGGTACCACAATTAGGTCGTTACTATACCAACTAAAAACACCTAAAGCTCAGTCAGCTGAAATATTAAAATACCTACCGAAAGGTTCACAAATAGAATATAAAGGGATATCTATATTAGAGATACCTAAAGAGTTTCAGTTGTTATCTTCTGCATCAACAACCTCAGTTATTGCTAACAATGTTAAGAAGTATTTATATGAGAGAGGACTTTCCGACAATGATTTTATTAAATACCAAATTGGGTATTGCACAACTGGAGACTATGGAGGACGAATTATTATACCAAGTTATTCTAAATCCAATCAACTCAATTTTTTTATTGCAAGAACTTACGAGGGAAACTACTTCAAATACAAAAATCCTGAAGTATCTAAAGACATAGTCTTTTTTGAAAACTTTATTAACTGGAATGCTCCTATAGTAATATGTGAAGGAGTATTTGATGCAATAGCTATAAGACGTAATGCTATACCTCTATTAGGTAAAAATATGGCTCAAGCGTTATATAAGAAAATATTAATGAGCCCTACTACAGATGTATATGTAGCTTTAGACTCTGATGCTAGAAATAGAGCTCTACAAATATCAGAAAAATTACTAAACCAAGGTAAAAGAGTTTACCTAGTGGAGATGAAAGAAAAAGATCCTTCCGAAATGGGTTTTACATCATTCACTAAACATATTCAATCAGCACAGGAATTAGATTTATCTAATCTTATGATGCACAAATTAGATCTATGATCAAACAAGGAATGAACATTCTTAAACAGAATGAGAAAAAAAGACTGGATTTTAATCCAGAGTTAAAGCAAATAAACTTTCTCGATAGGAGAGTTTACAAGAGAAGCGAAGGAGTATATTACCCGTCCGTAACTACAATACTCCAATATATGCCCAAGAATAAGTTCTTCGAGTCATGGCTCAAGGATGTTGGGCATAACGCTGATCTTATTATGAGACGAGCAGGTAAAGAAGGTACTCAAGTACATGAAGCTGCAGAAAAATTAGTAGAAGGAGAAGAAATCTCTTGGATGGATGATTACGGTAATGCTAAATACTCTCAAATAGTATGGGAGATGATATTAAAATTTGCAGAGTTCTGGAAAGAATATAAACCAGAACTTATATCTTCTGAGCAATTTGTATGGTCAGATAAGTATAAGTATGCTGGTACTGCAGATATTGTTTGTAAAATTAACGGAGAGGTATGGTTATTAGACCTTAAAACTTCTAATAGTATACATAAATCATACGATCTTCAATTAGCTTCTTATGCTAAAGCATTAAAAGAAAGTAGAGATGTAGAAATAGAAAGAACTGGGATTATATGGCTTAAAGCAAAATCGAGAGGACCTAGCAAACAGAAAGGAGTAATGCAAGGTAAAGGATGGAAAGTACTTCAGGTTGATGATATAGAGAAAAACTTTAAATTATTTCAAAACATATATGAGCTATATCAGTTAGAGAACCCTAATACTGAACCGATTTATAATAGTTACCCTACTACTATAAAAGTTTAACTATTTATAATAAACCATTTATATGAAAAAGATAACATTTTTATCTGTACTATTTTTATTAACCAGCTGTGGTAATTTTAAAGTTGCTACTCTTAATCATACTCCTAAAGCATTTGTGACCTCAACAGGTATAAATGTAGATGTGATTGACAGTGAGTTTGGATTATACAGAAAGTTTAATAACGATGACAGATTTAGATGGGACTACACTCAGTTTGCTATAAATCAAGACCTCAGATGGTACTATTCTTTTTATAATAGAAACTTTTTATTTAAGTATAGAAGAAATATTTCACCTTGGGATCTATACGTAAACAGATACGATTTCTGGTTTGACTGGAATTTTAACTATGGATGGAGAGGATTTAATAGCTGGGACCCTTATGGATTTAGAAACTGGGGATGGAATAGTTGGGACCCGTACTATAGTAACTTTCATATATGGAATAGACAGAATATAGCTTATGCTAAAACTAGAAGAGGAAGTCAATATAGAGATAATATAGAAAAAGAAAATACAGTACAGAGAAACTATAACAACGTTAGAAGCTATAATAATAGTAATAGTAATAATACTAATGTAAGAGTATACAATAGACCTGAATTAGATGAATCTAAACTTAAACGTTCTGTTGATTTACTAAAAAGAGGAAATAAAAATATAATAATAAGAGAATATAATAATCCTAATAAGTTAAACAATGATAAAACTATCAAACTTAATCCTAGAAGCTACGGCAGGCCCGAAAGCAGTGGTAATGGCGGGAGGAGCTGGAGCAGGGAAAACATACCTGCTAAACCAGTTAAACCTAGATTCACTGCCCCTAGTCAATCCAGACAAATATATAGAGGATCCGGATCATCCAGCGTACGGCAAACTAACCCCGGGAACAATAGCAGCAGACAAGGAAGCAGCAGAGTTAATATCAAATAAACAATCATTTGTTTGGGATACTACTGCCTCTAACCCTAAAAAGGTTAAAGAGATGCTTGCTAGTGGATACAAAGTGTTTATGGTAATGGTTTATACCCATCCTATGCAAGCTTATATATCTAACTTTCAAAGAGAAAGAAATGTACCCGCATCAGCTGTATTTTCTACTTGGAGAAATGTCTACCAGTTAATTGATGATTATATAAAAATGACTAAAGGAAACTTTTCTCTTTTTGTAAATATAAGAAAAGAATTTGAAGACGATATTAAAAGATTTGATACTGCTGCTAAAAACGGCAAAGAAGGTATAAAAGATTTCTTAACTAAATACTCTGAAGAAAATAGTATAGGAGCATCTTCTTTTAGAGACCCTATAGAACTATCGGCAGAAGTTCAACAAGAGTTTGATAAAGCTACTTCTCATATGGATTACGATAGAGATAATTACAGTGAAGATAGAGGTTTAAAGAAATATTTTAGCGACTGGTACGAAAAGAACGGAGTTGGACCAGGAGACGATAAAATGGATAAGAAGTTAAAGAGTATAAGAAGAAATAAAGAAAAAAGTGCTCAAAGATATGACGATGTATTAGAAAATATTGCTGAGTTACTTTATAGCCCTATCTTTACTAGCAAATTAGTTAGCAATACTCCAAGAGAAATAGACAGTAAACTACAAGATTTTCTTGCATGATAGCACTATACCCAGGAGCATATAAACCACCTCATAGAGGTCACTTTGAAATAGCAACAAGCTTATTAAGCGGTATGCAGGGTAGGGTATATACTATAGATGATTTTAGAGATGCTGGTCCATCTACATTATCTAATGATTCTGATAGTGATATAAAGGTAGATAAAGTTATAGTATTTATAGGAGCAGGAGAAAGAAACGGAATTAACCAAGCTCAATCAGAAGCTATATGGAAAATATATCAAAAGTATATTCCTAACTTAGAGATTATTACTAGTAAGAAGAATCCTATGCTTGATGCTAGAGACTTTGCTGCTAATAATCCTGACGAAGAATTTTATGCAGTTACTGGAGTAAGAGGAGAAGAAGATTTTGTTGACTTAAGAAGAATATCGACATTTAAAAAGACACCTAATGTAAAAGGTTTAGCAGTTACGTCAAAAGAAAGTAGAGAGATTAGAGCAACTAATTTTAGAAAAGCTATTTTAAGTGGTAACCTAGATATAATAAGAGATTTTTTTCCTAAAAAACTCTCATCAGAAGAAATTTTAAAAATACTAAACATGTTAAAATCAACAATCGTATCAGAGCAAATGAAACAAAAATTAGAAGATGTTATTACTGACATATTTGTTTCTGAAAAAGAAACAGTAGAAGAAGCAAGCTCAGGTACTCCTATAGCTCCTAAATCGATATTAAGATCTAAAGATAGAGCTCATTTAATAACTCTATATAAAAGAGTAAAAAATCAAATTGAAAGTGATAACGTAAAGGTTAAGTTCATGCAAGATCACATTAGAGTTACAGTAGAAGATGAATACAGCAGCCCCAGCTTTGATTATACTCCATTTATGGGATCTATATTAGAATATATGATAGATCAAAAAATGAAGATATCTCCTTTACCTGAAATAAAAATCAAAAGAGATATAGCAGAAGCATCTAGTGTATTTGGAAGAACAGCATATTATAACCCAGATTTAAAAGAAGTTGTTCTATATGTTGAAGGTAGACACCCTAAAGATGTATTAAGATCTTTTACTCATGAAATGGTTCATCACATACAAAATATAGAAGGTAGACTTAAAAATTACGGTACTACTAATACGAATGAAGATGATGAATTAGTTGAAATAGAAAAAGAAGCCTACACATTAGGTAATATAACTTTCCGAAACTGGGAAGATGGAATTAAAAATAAATAAAGGTTATGAAAAAAAGTATTGTTGAATTATTGGATGCATATCCAATCAAAGAAGAAAAAGAAAAACCGCCGTATAAAATATACTGCGATATGGACGGAGTCTTAACTGACTTTGAAAATAGATTCGAGCACTTTACGGGTAAACATCCTCAAGAGTACGAAAAAGAATTTGGTATAAAACAATTTTGGCATCTTATAGATGTTCAGATAGGAGTTAGGTTTTGGATTGGAATGGATTGGATGCCTAGAGGAAAAGAACTTTGGAGCTTCATACAACCTTACGGTCCGGATCTCCTTACGTCTCCTTCTAGAGATAATGCCTCTAGACTAGGTAAACAGTTATGGGCTAAGAATAATCTTAATCCTAAACCAAAAGTAATAATGGCATACTCTAAAGACAAACAGAGATATGCAAACGAAAATAGTATATTAATAGACGATAAAAAATCAAATATAGAAGAATGGATAGCAGCTGGAGGTATAGCTTTTAGAGTAAGAAAAGGAGATATATCAGATGCAATAAACGGTTTAAAAGAGTTAGGTTATGAGTAAAGAGACATTACTTAAAAAAGAATTTAGAGAAAGCGACGTTAAGAGAGTAAGAAACTTAGTTAATAAAGACTATACTTCCGGTACTAAGATACAATCTGGATATAAAAAAGTTAGAGGAAGACATAAAGAAGGAGACATTTGGGAAGAAAGCGGCAAACAGTGGACTATTAAAAACGGCATAAAACAGAATATTACTAAATTAGACGATGCAAAAAAAGCTTTACGAATGCCTCTACGTTGTCCGAAATGTAACGGTTCTATGGAACATTGGTTAGCAAAAAAAATGTATAAGATACATGGCTTTTGTTTTGATCCGTGTACTGTAGATTATGAAGACTCTCTTAAACAAGCCGGTCTTTTTGAAGCATATGAAAAAAGAATGATGCACGGTAATGCAAAAGAATTTGTCGATGATATAGAAAGATGGATATTAGACTCTGTTAACGACAAACACTCATTTGTTACTGAAGCAGGAGATGTTGAAGATTGGGGAGGTATGAATAAAGAAACTAGAGATAAAATACTTAAAGATCTCAAAGAGTTTACTACTGAAATGCGTAAGCATATTAGCTGATATTTATATAAAAACAACTAACGTGACTCAAAAAGATATTTTAGAATCAGTACTCAAAGAAATTAAGCATATTAAAGGACATATGCCTAATGGTGAGTTAAAACAAATGCAATCAGATATGTCTGAATTAAAAGAAGATATTTCAGAAATGAAGTATACTTTACTTAATCCTGACAATGGTGTTATAGTAAATACAAACAAAAATACCGAACATAGACAGTTTTTACAACTTAATCAAAAAGACTTTGAAGCTAAATTAGCAGAAGTAGAATCTATTAAAGTCTGGAAAGAAGGAGTTACTAGAGCTCTATGGATTATATTTGGTATTATAGCAGCTATTATCATAAGAATGTTTATGATGAATACAGGGTAGTATGACAAGCGAACAAATAAAAAATATCACAGTAGAGTCTCTTAGAGATTGGTTTAAAAAAGAGAAGTGGGTACGTATATCTTCTTCTGGGAATATAGCCGGTAAATGTGGAACTTCTAAGAATAAAAAGAATCCTGATAGATGTTTACCAAAAGCGAAAGCACAAAGTTTAACAAAAGGTCAAAGAGCCGCTACTGCTGCAAAGAAAAAGAAAGCAGGCAAAAAAGGAAAAACAGTCGTGAAAAATACTAAAAAAGCAAAAGTAACTAGAGAAGATATTCGTAACCTAGTAGCAGGTACGATAGCAGAAATGCAAAACGAAAACACTATCATGGAAAAAGACGATAGATGTACTAGATTAGCAAAACAAAAATATGACACCTGGCCATCCGCTTATGCTTCAGGAGCAGTAGTTAGATGTAGAAGAGGTGAAATCTGGAAGAAAAAATAAAGATCTTAAAAAGGTTTTATGAAACAACTTGATAAAAAGAGTGGTCTTCATCTTATTAATCCTATACCAGTTTGGAAACGTCAAATTACAGATAAAGATGTAGGAGACGTAGAAAAATTTAATAGTAAATTAATAGAAGACTCTAAAAACTATTACAGTAATTGGGAAACAGAAGTACCTGATGAAAAACATTTAGATAAATCTTCACTTTCTCAAGAAAATATAGAGAAACTTAACGATAGAGATATTTTTTCTCATACCCAGAAACCAGCCGTAGGAAAATGGCACGCTGTACCTACAAATAATTTTCTTAATCTCAAAACACCAGAAGTCGTAAAGTTAAAAAAAATTATACTTAATGATTATTTAGCTGCTTTGAATGAATTTTCCTTCTTAGGTTATGATTCACAGTACAGTGTTGAATCTATTTCAAAATCTAATCCTCATTTAGATGAAAGCTGGATACAGTTTTACAAAAACGGGGACTATAAAGTTTTACATAATCATCTACGCTATGAAAAAGACGATAAGTTTAAACATATATGGGCAGGTGGGTACTATATAGACGACGGCAACCCAGATGTTTGGCAACCTTATAGCGGAAGATTTGAATTCAATATTAGAAACAGCAGATACTTTGTTAAACCAAAAAGTGGAATGATTATGTTATGGCCAGGAGACATACTTCATGCTGTTAACCCTTTTTACGGTAGTAGAGATAGAGTATGTATAAATTTTAACCTTAGCCTCAGAGACGTAAGTAAAAGAATACTTTAATGTCTGTAAAAAATAAATCAGTTTTAATTATAGGAGTCCCCAGAAGCGGAACTACTTCCCTCTGTCATGCATTTGGAAAAAATTTAGAAGAAATAGAAGAACCCTTAAACCCAATAATAGTAAAAAAACTAAGTACAAAAGAGATCTTTGAGAAATGCCTTAAAAAAAATATAGTTTTAAAAACTATCGCTAGTCATATACCTTATGATTGGAAGGGCACAGTAATAGAGTTTAATACTGCTCTAAGTAAATACTTTGACTATACTGTACTTTTGGATAGAGCAGACACTAATAAACAGCTTCTTTCTTATAAAAAATTAGTAACATATTATACTAAAAAAAATAAGTATAATTACTGCAAAGGAGAATACACAAAAGACATTTATTACCAAAAATACTTGATAAGAGAACTATCAGATCAAATGGATATAAAGTTAATTTACTATGAAGATATTTTTTCTAATGAATATAAAAAAGTTTTTACTAAATTAGGAGTAGATCTAGATTGTATAGATTACAAGTACTTGAACCCTAATCACAAGTATACTCATTCGTTAACTGAAATAAATTTATCTAAGTCTATAATATAATGGAGTATAAAGTGATTTTTGTAAATTGGACAGCTCCTTTTTTTAATAGAAATGTTAAAAAAGAATTTCACTTACCTGAATATGAAGTATTAATAAATAAAGTAGCAATACTAAACGCTAAAAAGTATCTTAAAGCTCCTGTTAAACTTTACACAGATGATGCAGGCTATTCATATTATCAAGAAAAAAAACTTATTAAATTATTTGATGAAATAGATACAGATACTTTAAATGAATATAATAAAAAAACTCTCGATGCAGGTAAGTGGTGGACTAGCGGTAAATCTATAGTAATCGGAAAAGAAGAACCTCCTTTTTTATTTTTAGATAACGATTTTATTGTGAGAACTTCACTTCCTCCAAAAATATTTTCCTACGATCTAGTACATACTCATTGGGAATTACATAGAGGAAACTACTATGTTTCGGAACAAGATATTGAAGATTATAATGTACCTATAAATAATTTTAACGAAAGAATGTTAATGCCCAACACCTCCTTTGTATACCTTAATAGTAAAGAACTACAAAGCAAATACTTATCAGAACATCTAAAAGTAGTTAATAAAAAATACAAAAACATACCGGAATGGTTATGGCTACTTTCAGATCAAGGAATTTTAGGTTACTGTGCTAGAGAATTAAAAAGTAGAGTAGGTTGTTTAGAAAAAAAAGTGTATTTAGCTTATTCCGAACAACAGGTATTATGGCAAAAAGGAGCAGACAATGTATGTGGTTTTTCTCCTATGTGGGTTGGAATAGACCAAATAAAATCAAATATACAATTTAAATATTGGCATATCTGGTGGTATAAACACTTGATGGCTAAAGATAAAATATTCCGCGATGATACCGTAAAAGAGCTGAATAATATTTTAAAGTTACATGAAAATAAATCTCTAATATGAAATTAATTTATAGCTATTCTAAACATATAGGAGACTATACAGATACTGATCATATTTTAAAGATATATAAAGTGTCTATGCTTAGAGCTAAAAAATTAGGACATGATATTAAGCTATACGGATGCAACTATACTCTACAGTTTTTAAATGGTTATTACAATACTGCTGTAAATGTTGAAAAAGAACAATTCCTTATAACAGACGATTTAAAAATGTATATTCACTCTAAAGAACCTGCCGGTTCTATTACCTTTGATGGTGATATTATTTTAAACACAAAACTGCAGATAGATAAAGAATCTGATATAATATTCGAAAGAAAAGAAAAAATTAGTCCAAGTAAGTTCCAAAATACAACTATAATACTTAACGCAATAAAAAAACATAGAAAAAAATTAAAAATAAAACATTTTAACTTTGATACTCGGTACTTTTATAACGTAGGAATACTTCGATTTAAATCTGAAGAAATAAAAAACACATTTGTATCTTTATATTTTAAATTTCGTGATTATTATATAAGTTCGATAGAACCTGAAGAAAATCTAATCAAAAATAAATATATAGTTTCAGTTGTTATTAGTCAATATTACTTTACCTGTATATGTAATGCACTTAACCTTAAAGTAAATTTCACTCATAGATACCATACTAATCACTACAGGCACCTTTTTGGTACTATCAAATATGTAGAAGCAACCTATAGTCCGTTATTTGACGAGTTAAAAATAGAGAACACACAAAAAACAGTATTATAGAATAAATCAATATTTATATAAAAGCATCTAAAAACTAAAAAGAAATAATGCCAGCAAAATTAAAACCATCATCTAAAGAGTATGTAAGAGACTCTAGAGGTAAAATGACAAATAAATGGACTTGGAAACACTATACACCAGCCATGACATCTACAGAAGAGTTAGAAAAGTTATTAGAAAATTCTAGTTATAAAAGAAAAAAAAGTATTATCCTAAAAGAACTTGCTAAAAGATAATGACTAGATTAACGTTAGCTCAGCTTATCGGTGAAATTATTCATGAGATAAAATACTCTAATCCTAACTTTAATAACGAGTGGGAAGAAGCTGAACGTTATACTGAGTTTGTAGAGATGGGGAAAGAGGAGTGGATTAAGATAGCTAATCAAGGTGCACCAGTATCGTACAGTTCTATAAAAGATAAATTAGGTAATGTAGACCTAAATTTTGACGGTTTAGAAGAACCTAAAAAGAAAAGATTTATAGATGCTTTTAATAAAGGTACTATTGAAATGCCCATTGCTGTTAAATTTTCTGATAATGATTTCGATTTAGTAGCAGGTAATACTAGATTATCAGGTTTAGTAAAAAAAGGAATTGATCCAAAAATTTGGATTGTTGATATATCTGAATTATCCGAAAACTATAAAGACGGTAAAAAGAAAGGTAAATCAAGACCGGGCAGAGTAAAAAAGTCTGGAGCATCATGTAAAGGTTCAGTATCATCTTTAAGAGCTAAAGCTAAAAAATACGGTGGTGAAAAAGGTAAAATGTACCACTGGTGTGCTAATATGAAAGGTGGTAAAAAATGAAAGTAGCTAATACTACATTACATAGAGAACCTAACTTCTTAGACCCTACTGAAGATATAAAAATACTTAAAGATCCAAATTCTGTTGACCTATTTGATCAAAATGGATATCATCTAACTAAAGCTGAACAAGCTTTCTTAGGTTATAACGGATATAAAACTATAGAAAGAAGACACGAAGATTGTATGAGATACGATTGGATACTATGGGATAAAAGAGACGGTGCTCATATTAATCATTCAGATATATTTGAAAGAAAAGGATTTAGTTCTAACGCTTTAGAACAGCTTCAAGCTATAGCCCCCTCTAATCCAATGTTATACAAGTTAATAAAAATGAAACCAAAATGGGGAATAGATATATCTATAGACTATGTTTCTCCTGATGCTGTATTTGAAGTATTTCATTATGAGTGGGACTCATTTAATTATGAACATGTTATAGAAAAAAAGTTGGAAATCGAAGAATTTCTTCTTAAATTAGATTGGGATGATGTAGCGAAAGACCTATGGAAAAAGAAAGATGAATGGTTTAATTTAGATTTTTTTGAACAGACAAAATGGAAAACCGATTATTTTAATTTATCTCCAGAAAAATTTAAAAACGTTATTTGGGATAGTTAATCTATTTATTTATATACGTATATAACACTCTATCTATGAATTATAAAGAACTTAAAGACCGTTTAACCAGATGTGAATATACTTTACAATCCTTAAAGGATGGGTCTTTGAAAGAAAAAGATAAAAATACCATACTCAAATTAGAAGTACTTAAAGAATCTCTTGAAAAACAGCTCAAAGAAGCTGACTCAAAAGAAATAGAAGTATTTGGATACCAAACAAAACATTTTCATGTATGTCCTGGAGCTACAGCTTTATTTAAAAGAATTATTCCAAAGACTCCTTCGAAGATGCAAGACATGGTAATTAAGCTAGCAAAGCACCACGATATTTTATTTGCAATCGAAATCCTAGCTTTGAAAAGTCAAGAAGCTGCAGAAAAACATTTAGATAAAGCTATAGAAGTTGCATCTAATATATACGTAATAGGAGGAAAAATAGGTTTAGATCAAAATACAGATCTATCCTACATACAGAATCACTTAGAAATTATTAATGACGCTGCTAGAGGGGATGTAAACGAACAAGAACCTGGAATGGTAGTAACAAAAGACTCTGGAGAAGCTGAAAAATTAGCTAAAAAAGGAGTTAATGTAAATCTTAAAACGGAAGGTCCTCATCAAACAGCTTATATTAAAGTATCAAGTAAAGACTATAAAAAAGCTATACAGCTTATAGATAAGAATATTGATTCAACTTATGTTTCTACAGATATAGTA